CATCATACTCCCAATCTCCTCTTAGTAATCTAGCCTTACTTATCTCATCTAGCTTATTTAATTGCTTAGTATAATGCTTAGATATGTGCTTATTATCACTTACTAATGCTTGTATAAATTGCTTATGCTTAGGTAATACTCCCTCTCTACTTTGCTTATATATATTATATACCCATCCTTTAGCAGGGTTACAACTCATATATAATTTAGGTATTAGCCCATACTCATCTAGCTTATACCTCAACCTACTACTCAATACATTCTTAGCTTTTTCTGTAATTTGGTTAGCCTCATCTATACATGCAAAAGTTAGCTCTAAACTTCCTAAGCTATCAAAATTAGCATCACTAGGATATAGAAATAAATCCTTTAATAGTATCTCACTACCATTATAAAACTTTATTATATTGCTTTGTGCATTGTAATTATAATGCTCTGTAGCTTTTATATTCCATTGGCTACATACATCAAAGAAAGTATTTAAAGTAGTTTTTTTAAGAGCATCTAACTTACTCCTACCTATTAATCCTCTAACTCCAGGATATTGTAAGCATGTTATAATAGCATAAGCACATAGTAAAAAGCTCTTACCTCCTCCTGCTGCCCCTCCATAAAGTAGCTCAGTAGTAGTATCATCTAGCATATACTTAAAAGCCTGCTTTTGCTTATTGGTTAAATCAGGGCTTATATCTATCATCTAATATATTAACAATTAGGAGTTTCATCTAAATTAATATTAATCTTAATCCTATCTCCTTTACTTGTAATATCTTGCTCTTGCCTTTCTACATAGCCTCTACTCTTTGCTCTAGTTTTTAAGTAAAATAATATAGCTACTACATTACCAGAGCTAATTAGCGTTTGTAATTGGCTCTCAGCATCATCTATTAAGGACTCAGTAATATCTTCTACCATAGCTTTAAAATCCTCATATTTATCCATCCAATTATAATAGGTACGCCTGTTAATATTCATGCTCCTACAAGCACCAGCTACATTACCTCCTTGCTTAGTTAGTATAGTTAAAAATTTATCCCTATCTTTATTATTATATGCCATCCTTTTTTATATATGTATAATTAGTGTATTTTTATATAAATATAAATCTAGCCATTATAATTACTATCTACTTTTAATCCTTTATTATTATTGCTAATATCATCTTTTAAATAATCATACTTACCACTCTTAATATCCTTATCAATTTGCCTCTTAATTTTACGCTTAGTCCGTCTATTTAATTTAGGCTTATTACCATAAACCTCCTTAGCTTTATTACTCATAGGCATTAAATATAGCAAATGGTTTCTTAGCATGCTTAATAGCATGGTATTTGCCATTATCAGGAGTAGCTATTCTTTTAAATCCAAATTGCATATAATAGCCTAAATCCTCACTAATTATATCAGGTATATCCAACTTTTTTATCTCTCTCTTTTGCTTAGGCTTTCCTTTATATCTCATCATTTAATCTTTTAAATCTCTCTAATTTATCTATCTCCATTTTTAAGTGAGCTATTGCCTTATAATAATCATCTATCTCTTTCTCTATCGCACTCATGCCTTTGCTTTTTTTAGATCCTGCTCTAAGTATGTAAGAGCATACACTACCTATATTATAACTTAATGCAAAATCCTCTATTATATGTGAGGCCTCATAACCAAAAACTTTACCAATATAATATTTAGGAGTTTCAATTTTTACGCTTATCATCTTTAAAATTTTTTAAATTATCACTTATTTTATTATCATCTTTTTGGATAGCCATTTTAATTACATAGTAAATATAGACTATACTAATTATTGTAATTATATATATCATCTATTTTTAAATTGAGTTAATTTATTAATTATCTCATCATCATTATATACTTGCCTATGGCCATTATACTCTTTAGGATTATATAGGCTTTTTACCTCTACTATATTATCCTCACTATCATAGTAGCATATCCATCCTCTAGCTATGCCATTACTATCCTTAGCTCCTTTAGTTTTTTTAATTAATGCTAGTGTATTCATATCTCTAAATTATCATCTATAGGCTTAGTAAAATAAGCCTCTATTATTAATATACTATATATTAGTACTAATATACTAAATATCATTTTTAAAATATTCTTTGTGTAAGGCTTGTAATCCATAATAAGCCTTTCCTAAGCATGAGCTACAACTAGTATCTTTATCAAAATTAGTATTAGCTATATTATTCCATAGCTTTATAACTCTATGCTTTATATCTCTATTAGGTGCATGGCCATCCATTATTAAAGGCCATAATATACCTAACTCCTCTACCTCATCTTTATTTAACTCTCTCATCTTATCCATTTATTTTTAGGGCATACCTCAGTACTCCAATCTGCTTTAACTTCTACAGGGCATCCACAAACTAAGCACTCATCTTTATTAGCCTCATAATACTTACAAGCTAAACAAGTTAATACTCTCTCATCATAAACCTCCTTACTAGTTTTTATAAATCCTCCTGCAGCAAATTTGGCCGCTGCTAGAGTAAAATTAGTTAGTTTTTTAATCTTGCTTGGCTTTCCCATTTAAATTATCTTTTATATTATCCTTTAAGTAGTTTCTAACTTTTTTAAGAGTATTAAATATGCTTGTTCTACTTATTCCAGTTTTTGCAGCTAATGTATCAAGTGTATAACTATCTCTATAATAGGTTAAAAATAACTCTCTATCGTACCAATATAAATTATTTAATAAGTCATCAATACCATCTAATTTAATATGTGTACTACTTCTACTATCATCTCCTGGCCTATTCTCATAATTATCAGGAGAGTAAGATAAGCTACTATTATTACTATCAAATAACTCATAATACTTATTATACTTATAATAGTATCTACTTGTCTTACTCTTAATATTTAGGCTTATCATCCTTATTATATACCATAGCAAACCATCTTTATCATATATATCTTGTAGAGTTTGCTTAGGCATCTTTAGGCAGGCCTCCATTACCATTTGTACTACATCACTAGCCTTATCCTCATCTCCACAAATATTAAGAGCTACCTCCTTATACTTATCATATCCTAAAGCTAAAGCATCATATACATCTAATTTACTCATCTATAGGCTCTATTTCATTAAGAGAATTTAAGCACCTACTAGCACTTTGCAATACTCCAGAATATGATATATTACACTCACTAACATTATTCTCATCTTTTAAGCCTGATATAAATCCTGCTATAGTGTAAGTAAGATTAGTAGGTATAATTCTAATCCATTCATAAAAATACTCATCCTTATCCTCACTAAAGGAGCTAGAGTAATCAGTAATTACATCTATTAGCTCACTTAGTAGCCTATAGCTCTCTTTAGATGGCCTCAAATACTTTAGAGCATCATCTAGCTCATAATAATAAGTAAGCATTATAACCTCATGCTCAGCACTTACATAGACAGTATCTAGTTCTGCTCTATAAAGGTATTTAAGTTTTTTAGGCATCTATTTTAGAAAGGTAAATCATCCTCTTTAGGATTTTCAATAGTAACATTAGCATCTTGCTTAACATATACATCAGATAAGCTAGCACTAAAAAATTTACCATTAGCTCCCTCTTTAATCCATAGAGCTATTTGTTGCTCAGTACCATCCTTTAAAAGTATCTTACCTTTATAATCAGGTTGATTTTCTGCACTCTTATAATCATTTTTAAAAATGCTACCAAATCCAGGCTTTCCTTTATAATCACTCATTTTATTAATTTTTAAATTATTACTACAAATATATCTTTTTTTTATACAAACTAAATCTAACTTATTAACAAGGATTAACAAATTACTCCTACTCATCTGTTAATACTACTATACTAGGCTCATTACTCCAATACTTTTCTGCACTTAGACTATATACATAACTATCCTCATCTAATAAAGCATCTAAAAAAGCCTTAGCTAAATTATCTATATCTGGCTTAGCTTTGTGAGGCTTGCCTAACATTAACTCCCTCTTTTTTTTACTCCAACTTTTTGCCATAGGTATATAAAATATTAGGCTTACTCTATCTCCTGGTATATATTCTAGCTTTATAGCTTGCCTCTCTAACTCATTACAAAAATCCCAATATTTAAGTACTATAGGCCTTTTTTTCCACCTATCTGCTCTAGTCATTCTTGGCTTAGGGCATGGCTTTATATTAAATTCTATCCTCATCTTAAAATGGTTTAAAATCCTCATTATTAAATTTAGATGTAGCTCCTTTAAAATCTAACATTGTAGTACCTGTACTACCTGCTCTATTTTTAGCTACTATTATCTCTGTAGTAGTATCATTATTTTTAGAGTAATAACCATCTCTATATATAAATAAAACCTTATTAGCATCTTGCTCAATAGCTCCACTCTCTCTTAAATCTGATAACATTGGCCTTTTATTACCTCTACTCTCTACTGCTCTACTTAATTGAGATAAGCATATTATAGGTATATCTAACTCTTTAGCTAAGGCTTTTAAATTCCTAGATATAAAAGATATTTGTTGCTCTCTATTTTGTTGCTTGTTAGTTTTATCTCCTCCACTTAATAATTGGATATAATCTATAATAATCATATCTATTTTTGTTTTATGGTTTAGCTTTTTAGCTACACTTTTTATACTAAATAAATCACTTGTATCAGGATCCACATTTATTAGCCCACTATTTATAATACTAGATGTATCTTCATGTACTTTTATATACTCCTCATCACTTAGCTTACCTCTATGTATTCTATCTCCCTCAATTCCTGATAAATTAGATACTAATTTTAATCCAAGCTCTGTAGCAGTCATCTCTACACTAAACATTAATACCCTTTTATCTTGCCTAGAGGCCTCTAACATAAAATTAAGAGCTAAGGTAGTTTTACCCATTCCAGGCCTAGCAGCCAATATAATTAGCTCTCCTTTGCCTAATCCATTAGTAAGCCTATCTAAATCATTAAAGCCTGTAGATATTCCAGTACATCCTCCAGGATTAGCACTAGCCTCCTCTATTGCATTAAAAGTATCTTTAAATAATGTAGTAGTATTTACTATAGTTTCTTTAGGAGATGCACCAACTTTATCTAAATAGCTACTAACTTCAGCAGTTAAATCAAATATATCATTATCTAAACTAGAGGCTTTTTGCATTTTTGAGATACCATTTAACATATCTCTCCTCATCTCTAACTCTTTTAGTACTCTACAATAATCTCCTAGTACTACCTCATCACAAAACTCTCCTGCTATATTAGATATAGTAATTAAATCTACTTTACCTTTTAGCTCTACTGCTACTAGGCTCATATCAGGTATCTTACTAGCATTATATAAATCAATACAAGTTATATATATTAATCTATTCTCATTATTATAAAAGCTACTAGGCTTTAATATGTTGGCTATAATGTGTATAGCATCTTGGCTATTCATTACTGCAGATAATACCTTTATCTCTAAATTATTATCATTTGGTATATTTATATTACTCATTAAAATAAATTTATTTGATTTTGTGATACATCTTTATAGGCATTAGCATTAAATCTAACAATATCTAAATCACTATCTTTAATATCATCTACACTACCAATATACTCAAAAGATTTAGTTATACTTACCTTTCTTTGTTGGCCTCCTTTCTCATTTTCTAATCTAATTTTATCTAAATTATCTTGCACATCACATACTCGCCATCTTTTACTATTCTCTCTTTTATTCCATAAAGCAGGATTACTAGTTTTAGCATAAAATCTTTTACCATCCTTTACATATAATTTAGCTATATAATCACTTAATGCACCTCCTAATCCTAGCCCTTGAAAATCAGGTAATATAACTGTCCTACTCATTCTAAAAGCATTTTTAAGTGTACCACTAGGTAAAGGTAATACTGCATTAAATCCAATAGGCTTACCATTCCAAGTAGCCATAAAGCACTTAGCACTTTTACTTAAATCCTCAGTTAAATAGTGATGTTGTTTAAATAAATCCCAAGCCTCATATCTACATCTAAATACCTCCAAGTTAATTTTTGGTTTGTTTTGCCGAAGACAAGGCAGTCTCTCAACTCGGCCTTTTTGCGGGTTATAACTCCAATCAGGTACTAGCCAATCCATTATATCAAAATGGCAAGAGGCTAATATTATCTTTTTATTT